ATGTCAAAAATGTCAAAAATGTCAAAAAAGTATAGAACTATTTTTATCAGCGATGTTCATCTTGGCACAAAAGATTGTAAAGCTGAACTTTTAGAAAATTTTTTGAAGCATAATAGCTGTGATAAATTGTATCTTATTGGCGATATTATTGATGGCTGGAAAGTTCAACAAAACAGGTTACGTTGGAAACAATCACATAGCAACGTCCTAAGACGCATTCTTGGCTTCTCCAAGCATGGTTCAAAAGTAATTTATGTTGCTGGAAATCATGATGAATTTCTAAGAACATTTATACCGTATGGAATTGGGCTCGGTAATATAACAATTTGTAATCACATTGAACATATTGGAAAAGATGGTAAGCATTATCTAGTAGTGCACGGTGATATGTTTGATGGGATTACTCGCCTTCATAAGTGGCTCTCTTTACTAGGCGACCGTGCATATGATTTTGTTTTGGACCTAAACACCAAATTTAATTGGATTAGACATCGCCTCGGCTTTGGTTATTGGTCACTTAGCAAATATCTAAAAAATCGTGTTAAAAAAGCAGTCGATTTTATATTCCAATTTGAAAAAAATATTTCATCATATTGTAAACGTAAAGGATATGATGGAGTGATTTGCGGCCACATTCATCATGCTGAAATAAAAGAAATCGATGGAATCACGTATATGAATGATGGAGATTGGGTTGAATCATGTACAGCTTTAGTTGAACATCATGATGGTGCCTGGGAAATTATACATTGGGGAGAAATGGTAAATGTGGATTCTGATTTTGATGGCAGTTCACGTAAAAAATCCAAACGACATCCCGGGAAGAGTAGAAATAAAGTTTAATAGTGAACAAGAGTGTATGAGTGCACTTAATAACATGACGTATTGGTTAAAATTTGAATCTTTTAAAGTGATAGGACAATGCAAAAAATCTTAATTATCACGGATGCCTGGGCACCACAAGTAAATGGCGTCGTAAGAACATACCAGAATATAATTTCAATTTTGCAAAAACAAGGTGTTGAAATTAAAGTTATTCACCCATACTTGCCACAGTTCAATAGATTAAAATTTTCAGCGTATCCGGAAATTGAACTTGTAAAAAACCCATGGAAGATGAAAGCGCTTCTCAGACAATGTGAACTTGAAAACTACAACATTCATATTGCTACTGAAGGACCTCTAGGCATATATGCACGATTATTATTACGTAAGAAAAAGTTTACTACCTGTTATCACACCCAATTTCCAGAATTTATAGAAGCTAGGACAAAATTGCCAGCATTTTTATTTTATCCATTTTTCCGTTGGTTTCATAACTCTTCAAAATGTTGCATGGTTCCAACTAAAACCATGTTCAATTTTCTTAAACAAAAAGGATTTAAATCTCTTGGAATTTGGTCGCGCGGCGTCAATTCAGAAATTTTTAATCCTTCTCGCAAAACTGATAAAGGAGAACCTTATATCTTATGTGTATCTAGAGTATCACATGAAAAAGGGTTGGATGATTTCTGTAAATTGTCATTCCCGAGGAAAGTTTTAATAGGCGATGGTCCATACTTGAGTGCTCTCAAAAATACATATCGCGATGTAGAATTTATTGGCAAGAAGGAAGGCGTTGAGTTAGCTGAATGGTATGCCTCAGCTGAAGTTTTTGTATTTCCAAGCAAAAAAGATACATTCGGAATTGTTATTCTTGAGGCGTTGGCATCTGGTACACCAGTAGCATCATACTGGCAGCCAGGGCCGATGGAATGCATAAGATTAACTCATAATGGTATGATGAGTGACAATTTGCAATATGCTGTTGACACATGTGCCAAGTCGGTGTTTCGCGATGATGTTTATGAATCATCTAAATCTTGGACTTGGAAAGCATCTGCTGAAAATTTTATTGACTTAGTTAAAAAAAGCGTGTTATAATCTCCCTATACATAGGAGACAATATGTCAAACTTCATTGAAGTTATCAAACAATGTCAGGCTGCAGGCGGAGCTGGCTCCAAGAAAGTAATCATGGAGGCCATCGCAACTGCTGACTTTATTGCTAAAGATTTGATCAAAGAAGCTCTTGATCCATATCGCGTATTTGGCGTTAAAAAATATCCCGCGTCAACTGCTGAAGGTTCAGGCGATGAAGCAGCATATAACAGTTTCTTGGCCATGTTAGATGATCTTGCAAATAGGCGAGTCACTGGCAAAGCCGCTCAACAGCTGGTCGCCGATACGCTCGGTCTGTTTCCGAAAGATGACCAAAAGTATTTGGCACTGGTCATCGGTAAAGATCTTAAATCTGGTTTTTCTGGAGATACCGTAAACAAGGTTTTTAAAGGATTGGTACCATCTTTCGAGGTGATGCTTGCTGACAAATGTGAAAGCATCGAGGAATTTGAGAAATCAATCAGCTTCCCTTGTCAAGCAGATTTCAAATATGATGGCCAGCGCACAATCGCCTTGGTTGAAAATGGCAATGTGACCTACTATGCTCGCTCAGGAAAAGAAAGCGAACATCTCAACGGGCTATTTGATCAAGAATTAATTAAGCTTGCACAGTGGTATGGCAGTGATATCATCCTTGATGGTGAAGCATTTGCATCTGATTTTACCGAAACGATGAATGCCAAGAAAGAGGGCAATGACGCCGCAAAAGCTAATCTCAAACTTCGTGCGTTTTTTATCATGCCGCTTTCTGATTGGAAAGCGCAAAAGACACAGATCACCATGCGGCAAGCTCGAAGCTTTTTGTGTGATGGCCTTAATTTTATTAAGGCACAAAAGATTATTGTCTCAGAAGGCAGAATGGTGAATGACTATTCTGACATGATGAAATATTGCAACGAAGTAATTGATGTTCATAAGCAAGAAGGTTTGATTCTAAAAGATTTTAATGCTGTATATGAATGGGATAGAACAATGTCATGGTGCAAGGTCAAAAGGTTCTATGACGTTGATGTAAAGATTGTTGACATTTACGAAGGTAGAGCTGGTACTCGGCTCGCTGGAACTCTAGGTGGCCTAATGGTTGAAGGTGAAGATGAAAAAGGCCGTAAGATCGTCTCTAATGTTGGCAGCGGTTTTAGCGATGAGATGCGAAAAGAAATTTGGGAAAATAAAGATAAGTATATTGGCCAAACTGCGGTAGTAAAATATCAAGAAATCAGCAAGGCTAAGAATAGCGATACATGGTCATTACGATTCCCAACCTTTGAACATACGCGAGATGATAAATAAATTGATAAACTTTTTAAACACATAAAATATAAAGAGAATTATTATGTCAAAAAACACAAGAATTCTTTTGACCACAAAAAGAGAATTAACTACCCGCTCTCCGGAATTACAGGAATTTTTAGAATCTGTATACTTTAAAATTAATGAGGGCACGATTCCTCTTTGGGACTCATACGGAAAAAATTCTTGGACATTATTGGCCGGAAATTACGATACTGATTCCGATAATGGGTGGTCGGCGCAAATCACATTTGACATTGTTTCTGGTGTAATCTATGAAATTGATGCTATTACGTATGAGCCACTTTCAAATATTCCGCCATATTTGAGTAATATCGGAACGATTCTTCCATCCGCTTGGATCTGGAGAAATTTGGCTTTTGTGAAAAGCGTCGAAAAAGAAGCTGATTTCAGAAATATGCAAGAAGCATTTTTTGTCGCTTTCGATGATGTGCCATATTTAACTGTCACTAAAGAAAAAGCTTTGGAATGGGTAAAATTTCTCGCAATTAGAAATTGGAAATAATCAATTTTTAATTTCACAAAATTAATTTTCTTTTCAATAAGGGATTCAATAAATGCATTCATCAATTTTGACATCATTCGCGTGGCCAGGTGAACCTGAAGAAGCGAGTATTAAATTACGCTTAGTGCAGCGCTTGGCCACATACCATGAAGTCATGACATATGGCAAATATGAATTGGTGCATGGCAGAATTTTATTGGTTGGAGATACCCCATCACCAAGCAGGCCTGACGACGTAAATTATCATTTTACGCCATTTTTCTCGATGCATAATTCTTCGCGCTGGCTTAATAAGCAACTTGAAAAATATCAAATTGATGAAAGTCGTTTAGCGTGGTTAAATTCAACTAGGTTTGATGGCACCCCAGAAGATGTTCGAATTATTTCATTATTGAACCCAAGCAGGATTATTGCCTTAGGCGGCGCAGCTAGCAAATGGTTAGGTAATATTCAACATGAGGTTGTTGGACATCCTCAACATCAGAAACGCTTTTTGTCTACGCAAGAATATCCATTAATGCAACTGCTTGGTGGAAAATTAATTGAGGAGCAGGCGTAAATGGCAATTTGCATCTATGATAACTTTGTTACGTTGAAGCGCGAACTATGGGAAAACGGAAAGCTCATTCTTGATATTTCACAGGAGTTTATGCAGAATATCAAAAATGAATGTGAAATTTGTTTCGGTCTGCGCGTTGATCGGCAGTTTAAGGCTGGAGCAATTTATGGAGATGCAGCTGCAATTGAAGTGCGTTATTATTATACTCCTGACTATTACGAACACCTAAAATAAATTTGTAGATTGAATAATTTATGGGACCCATTGGGTCCCTTTTTATTTTTAGCATAAGTAATTGAATTCTTTTATTTTACTTGACATAGTAAATATACATGAAGTAACTTAACTGAGTATGAAATATGCCATTTTTGACGCCAGGCGATTGGGAAAAAACAAGATTCCAGCGCCTAACTTTAGAGACAGCTGATACAATAATTCCACTCTATGACGCGGACGTATGGCAACATTTTCCACAACAAAGATGGCTTTTTAATAAGCTCACTTTATCTGCAGAACTCGGGTATGATGTAGCTCCACATGGCATAATGCCAAATAAATATCCAGCCTTCAGCAAGCCAATTTTAAGCTTACAAGAAACCACCGTTAATTATGACGTGTGGACATCAGAGAAAGATGTAAGATTCCAATCTGGATATTTTTGGATGCCATTTTTCGAAGGAGAACATCTATCAACTGATGTTTTGGTGCATGATAATCATATTATCTGGTCATGTTCAGCTATAGGCACACCAATCGGCGATGGCAGAATTTCTGAGTGGACGATAGACACTGATATTAAATTGCCAAAGGCAATTAAAGAATTCGTCAAACATAAAATTTATATGAGCTATAATGGCGCTTTAAATTTTGAAACAATAGGCGGAAATATTATTTCTGTTCATTCACGCTTCACCACGCAATGGTTTGATTTTTATGACCCAAGATTTTTGGGAGCGCTGATCACTTTATACCGAGATAAAAACCCACTGCCTGCTACGAAATTGAAACCGGGACTTTGCGGCACTTCAAAATGTTTTTGGGGAAAGACGCAGCAGGGAACTGAAGATGAAACAGTTGGTATGAAAGTAGACACTCGCGTTAAGAATAATCTTTGCAGCAACAAAGAATGGTATAAGCTAGGATATAGCAACGAAAGAGTTGTCAAAAAAGAAGTTTAATAAAATTGCCCAGTAGTACAATATGTGAGAGAAAGCGGACTCTCCTTTGATGTTGAATTTATTTCAACATTCGTTCGTTTTAACTCTTTTCATGAAAGCAATAATAACATATCATGAAATCATATTGTTGGTGTAATTATGGAAACTTCAATCACATGTGGTAGTTGGAAATTAACTCGAAAAATAAGTCAAGGCGAAAGAGAAAATGTTCGCGCTGGTTTATTTCAGGTTTTATTAATAGATTCACCGCAATTACAAACTCAGCTTCTTTCATGCAAAATAGTTGCAAATCGTCTTGGTCATCGTCTTAGAATATTTTTAAATCATTCAAGAATTGTTCGTCTTAATCAACAAGATGAATTACAACTTTCGTGGATCAATGCCGTGAATGATGATCTGATGTTGCAGGACGATTTGTCATTTGAGGAATTTTCAAAAATATATCGAAAAGTAGACATTATTGTAGAAGCAGTTGGAAATAAATTAACGGCGCCTGAACTTGAATTCGGATTATTTTCTTTGTGGAAAAACACCGGAGGCAGAGGAGGTTTTCTGGGAGGAAAAGGCGCTTGGCTGTCTGAAGAAGAACAGGTCAAAATGTTTCCAGATCCTGAACTTGATGAGAAGAAATTATGGAAAAGATTTATCTCTCGTAAATAACATTAGTATATTGTTTGTAATTTTTAAACGGTTGATATATAATTACATCATCTTGCAAATATTGATGTATTAAAAATATGCGGGCTGTTCCCTGCGGATGACTGTAAATCATTTGCCATAATATGCAGGGTGGCTGGTGATTAGGTTCAATTCCTTCAGTCCGCACCATTATTGAAAAACGAGGGTGCCACGCCTATGTCCACTAATCCCTATGTGGTTATGCGCAACATGGCGAAAAATGATTGGAAAGGTCAAGCGAGTCCAATCATCCCCTGTCTAGCGAGCGGGATCGTCGTCCTGATACAGACAATATGGGATCAGTTTAGGGACTGAGACCATATTGAAGTATACTCGCGATCTGAATAGATATGAACAAGTGTACTTCAATATGGTGAATATAATTAGTAAAAACAGTGTACGATTTCAAAAGTTGTTGTTATAATAGACACATAAATTGAAAATCTAGATATCTGATATCTGATAACTGAGTCCCATTGGAAGGGAGCAGCGCTAAGTTGAAAATCTGTTGGTTCGATTCCAACCAGTTATCAGTTACCTAGGTTTTAACAGAATTGATGGGTGGAGATTACGTCTCCCTTAACTGGTGGCCTGGTAATCAGGGAACTGCATGTCTGCAACAGTGGCATGAGAAATACAGGAGCAACAGTGACGTAATTGACAGATCGGAAAGACGATCTTTATATTGAAGCGTATTTTAAAATCCCGTAACTTCCTAGCAAATCCGGAATAATCTAGGAAGCAACCGGAAAAAGGGTAAAAATCGCAAGAGTGGGATATTCGGCGGTGAGAATCCGCAGAGAGTATGCTTCAATATAAATTAGCAAAAGCTGTTTACAATTGCCGCGAACTTACATTATACGTTATTTTGGTCGGTAGAACTGAGTCGCTCTCAGATTGAGACTAAGATACACAGTGTGTTTCCATATGGAAAATAGTGTACAAATTGGAAAACTCTTGTTATAATAGCTACATCAGTTAAACAAGTTGGAGATTGAAATGATTTACTCTCAATATCTTCAAATTGGAAAAAACGAAATGCAGCGCGGGGAAGTAGCTCAGAGCTTAACACCACGAGCAGAAAAACATATTAAACGCGCCCAAAAACGTGCCACAGCAGCTCAAGCCTTAGCAAACCTTCATGCTCTACAGCAAGCCGAAAAAAGAGCAGCATTCGACGCTAAGTACAATGATGGCCGGGCAGTCAAGATAGAGCTTACCGTAAGTGTTGGTCGGAAGTTAGAAAAACGCGAATTTATCATTGACAATTTTATTGAAGTTAGGCACAAGTTAGAAGGTATAGTTCTCGTGGATATGAGTCACCTCTCAGGTCATATTGGAGAAAAATCTACTTACGCCATTAAGAAGGATGCTATTCAATTTTATACTGGCTCTATTCCAGAGTACTTATTTGATCTGCCAAAACGGACTCGTCAGAAGCCAGAGTTTGTTGGAACAAATGATCTTAGGCGTGAAACTTTTGAGGTATAAAATTTTTAAAAAGTGTACAACTTCAAAAGATGTTGTTATAATAGTTACATCAGTTAAACCAGTTTGGAGTTTGAAATGCTTACTATTGAAAAACTTCTGGCAAAAATCGAATTGTCAAACAATGGTTACATTTCTTACCCAACTGCTGCCGAACTTCAACTGGCGCGCCAAAACCCAGGTGTGGTAAAAATTGAAAACGGCCTGATCAGCAAAGTGTCAACCAAAATTGAATATCTTAAAACTTCAACTAAACAAGTTACTTCTAAAGTTTTAGTTAACGATTTCGATTACGAAGGCGCAATTCTTGCTCGTCAAGAATCTAAGATGATCGATTTCTAAAAATTTTGGAGATTAGAATGATAGCTTACGGAAATTGGATGGTTAGATATGCCACCGTGTATCGCAAATATCTAATTGAAGCTTGTGGATATTCTAAAGAAAAAGTAAATTCGTTCGATTTCTCTGATTTGCAAAAAGAAATAAAATCCCTTGGCGGCATCAAAGCAGACAGCTTTAAACCATACCGCAACATGCTGAATGGCGCTTGGTAAATTAAGTTGTTTCAATTATGCTGTATTGTTTTGGAAAAATCCTGTGTACACCAGGATAATGCACTCTCACTGTACTGGATGTCGACTATCAAGGTACATGAGTTAGCATACATGAAAACACCGTGACGGCGGTTCATATAAGTGTGTGCTGGTAAAAGCAAACGGCAGTAGGGTTATTGCTGTCCATAACAAGACAATACACCATAGCTGGAACAACAACATGTTTTACGTTAAAAATTAATAAAGACAATTCGGGAGATGAAAATGATCTTCAACAAAGTTCGTGAACTCAAAGACCGTGGCCTGAAAATCGGAATCACATTTTCTACATTTGATTTGTTGCACGCCGGCCATATTGCTATGTTGGCTGAAGCCAGAAATCACTGTGACTATCTGATCGCGGCCCTTCAAACTGATCCAACTATTGACCGTCCTAATACTAAAAATAAGCCGGTTCAATCAATTGTTGAACGTCAAATTCAACTTGCGGCCACCCGGTACGTCGATGAAATTGTTGTTTATCAGACCGAAAAAGATCTTGAGGACATTTTGTTGACGCTGCCAATCAATGTCAGAATTCTTGGCGTTGAGTATCTTGGCAAAGAATTCACCGGTAAGGAGATTTGTCAACAGCGTAATATTGAATTGATCTACAACAGCAGAGATCATAGCTTTAGCTCAAGCAGCCTAAGAAAGCGCGTAGCCGAATCAGAAGCCAATTCAAAGCTTGCTAAAAACAAGTAGTAATAGCTCTGCTGGTCTTAGGACTCATTTTATCTGCGCCTATAAATAGTTTACAATCACACATTTGAATGATATAATTCAAACATCTGCAAAAGATTTGAACGGAGCTTGACATGCAAATCACTCTTAAGAGCTTCATCGAAGAACAGGCTATTCTTAAAGCAATTCAGGCTGAAGGCGGTATTCTAACTGAAGAGCAGGAGTGGACAGAAGGCCAAACTGCGGATGAGTTACTCGCGGAGTTAGGTCTTGGCAACAATAACGTTTAAGCGCTCAAAGCTATTCAACAAAACATTTGAGAAAATAGAGCAGCAAGTTAAAAAGAAGTTTGCTGACTTCATCGACTGGAAAACCAAAAATCCAACACAACCATTTGGCGGCAGTGATTACGCTTTTAGCAATAGGAGTGCTCTGGCTGGATATTGGCACGCCCATTTAACCCGCGACATGAGTCTTGTTTATAGGTTTGAAAATGGAGTTTTTTATCTATACGGCATTTTCAGTCATCGTGATTTGGGCACTGGCACCCCACCAAATTTGCAAAAGCAAAAACAATCTGGTCAAAAATTTGATAATCAAACATTTGAACGACTGCTTACAGTAACTAATATGGAAAAGATTTTGTAAGAATTTATGGAGGATAGGTGCGCAGGGCGCTAACGGGACTTGAAATCCCGCCCACTTAGCGATAGGTGATAGTTCGAGTCTATTATCCTCCTCCAAACACCATGTGCCGGAGAGTTCGAATCTCACCTTCTCCGCCAAATTAAAAATTAACGCGCTTCACCATAGTGTGTTATAATTTCAAGTAAATGCCCAGATGGCGGAATCGGTAGACGCACCGTCACTGGTGCAGGCGATGTGTCGAAAGACGTGGAGGTTCGAGTCCTCTTATGGGCACCATCTAATTATACAACGTTATAAATATACTTATTATTTTACGTAATCATAAAATGATTTTCGTCAATACGTTAGACTAACATGTTTGATCAAAGGGCAAAAAATGAAACTAGCTGAACTTCTTAATACATCTAATTTTGGTCTTCTCTCTGAAGATAGGGAAGAATTTCTTCAAACAAAATTTGGCGATGCGCTTCAAGACAGAGCAAAAGAAGACGTATCACGAGATTTATCGGCTGCTGAAGTTATTACAGCCCTAAAAAAGGCAGATCCTACCGATGGCAAACATCTTCAGTTTATCGTAAGAATGTATCTCAAGAAACAGTTTAAACTGGAAGATGTCCAAAGATTGAAAACAGACATTACCAAATTTGAAAAATTTAAGTCTAAAATCGCCAATAAAGATTTGAATTCGTACAAAACCTTAAAAGAGTTGTACGCCGTGATTGAGCCATTTGGCGAAAAAGACGAACCAATTTCCGCAAAACAAGCTGCTAAGCAGATTAAAACTTCGGGCGCCGAAAAAATTATTGACGAACCCGGTTTTACTGTTGTTCGTTTAAAGGATGAAGAAGCCGCAAAATTCTACGGTAAGGGCACCAGATGGTGCACTGCTGGCGAAGAGAATAATATGTTCAACACATATAATGAACAAGGCGACATTTATGTAATTATCGCGAAAATTGATGGTAAAGAAAGAAAATTCCAATTTCATTATGAATCAAAGCAGGTTATGGATGAAACTGATTCAGAGATTTCGAGCGATGACATCAAAAAACTTAGTAAGATTCCAGGATACAATAAGTTTTTAAATATGATGATTAAAAAACATTATGGTGATTACGTGGCCTGAAATGATTAGCTGAAATTTTAGAAGACAAGTTAAATGAACTTATACAAGCTGCATTCAAACCCAGAAGAACTCGATCTACATGATGAAGCACATGAAAAAGTGCCTCATGTTATCTGTGACAAATACGGTGATAATCCAGCAGAACTGAAAAAGAGGGAAGCAGCTATTGCGAAATCTGCGGAATATTCATGCATGTACGCCAGATATGTCATTAAAGCGCCGTTCACTGCCGGTGAAGCAGCTATTTCTAAAGATACAGATTGGTCATATATGTACGCCAGATATGTCCTTAAAGGCGCATTCCCGACCGGCGAAACAGCGATTGCTAAATTTGCAGAATATTCATATATGTACGCCTATTATGTCCTCAAAGGAAGATTTCCAGCAGGCGAAGTAGAAATA